TTCACTCTTCAGATTACCTTTGAAGTGTTTCATATACTGGGATACAGGAGAATTAGCAAAGGCAGACAAGCCCTTGACGTTTGGAGTAAGGTTGTGAACCTTCATGCCGTGAGCAATGTAAATCTTTAGAAGACGTTCAAAGATAAAGCCATCATGCCACTCTCTGTAAGACACCACCTCACCAATATCATAACACCCTCTCAAGTCTGCAAGAAGATAGTGAGGTGATTGATAATCAAGGTTAAAGCCCACGAAAGAAGTTTCGCTATAGTCTACATCCTTACGTCCGAGATGTACTAGCTCTGCTTTCTCTGGAAGAAAAGAAAGAACCTTCTCTTCGCTTAGAGGTTTGATAGTTTGAGTATCTGCATCAAGCCAGATCAACCATCCACCTTTGATTTCTTTCTCGCTTATCTCTAGGGATAGGTCAGTCATAGCATAGACTTTATGACACCACTTAATAGCATCCATACGCCAGTTGTAGTCTACCATCCCTCCTTCAGTACCGTCATGTACCTTCATGCTCTCTCTGTAAGATAGCATGTCTTCTACATCATTAAGATTCCTGTACTCAATTACTTTTGAATAAGGAAACTCAGCTACCAATTCATCAGGACAGTCATGGTAGTAAGCAATAAGTTTAAGGTCGTCTTTCCAATACTTAGCCACTGAGTTAAGCATGTTCTCGGCATAGCTTACATAGCCAGCCGCACTAAACGAAGTTACAAATCTGATCATTTTATTGTGCCATCTCCTCATATAATTCTGTCCACTCTCTAGCATACTGCTCATCTACTTTTCTTTTAGGTTCCCACGTTCTGAACAAGGGACCGCCAGTAGTAAAGTGAACGCACTTAGGTTCAATATCAGGAGAAGAATGATCATCAAGCCAGTTCCATTCTTCGTTTATGCTTCCTATGTCTTCACTGTCACACCAATGAAATCCGTGTAGCCATGTACCTGATTTAATATTAACATCTGATATAGTTAGTTCTGTCTTCAGCCAAGGATGAGAACAGTTCCAGAACATAAAACTAGACCAGTTCTTTCTTGGGTATACCTGTTGTACTCTACCATCCATCTTAGTCTTAGCTTTAGGATAGTGCTTATGCTTCACACAACTAACTACTTTATTAGTATCTTTATGTGAATTGAAAATTTCTAAGATGTCTGACCTGACAAACATATCGCAGTCCATGAAGATAGCATGACCTTGATGTAAGTTCAAGAAAGGAACAAGAAACCTAGAAAAACTAAAGTCAGTAGAGAAAGGTTTCCTATCAAAGATATCTACATGTTTACCTTCATCAAGGATTTTACCTCTACGATAAAGACCAGACAACCTCACACTATCTTGCATCAAAGGTACAATATTAACAGGACCGGATGCATGTTTTAAAATACTATACTTCAGTACATTGTAATAAGGTTCTTCTCTTGAATCATATCCAATGTAGACAGTAGGCATACGACTAATATTGCTATCCATCATTATTATTATTATCTCCTTTCGAGCCGATAAAAAGATAGAGGGCAGCACCCCAACCGCCCCCTATCCTACAGCCTAACGTACTTCCGACTAACGATTGAATCATACACTACTAATCATACAGTGTCAAGCATTTATTTACACACCGCAACTACCGCCATGACCAGTGATATCGCAGATATCGTGTGTCTCTAGGCTCTCTTCAAACTCTTCGCCTAACTTGGTCACTGCTTCTTCGTAAGGCACACTAGTTAAGGGTTGTCCACCTCTACAAGAATCAGGATAGACAGTAAAGCCTCGTAGTCTGTGAGCATAAGAAGCAAGAGTTTCAGAGAAATCATTTACTGTATCAGGATTGTTAAGCTTGCTACCCCATGATGGCAGATTAATAGTAGAAGATATGGACATATCTACATAGTCTTGAACGTCTGCTTGAAACTTCATTCGACGTTCGTAATCTTCAGCAAGATCAAGAGCAGACTCAATCTTATCTGGAGCAGCACCATACAGATCAATCAACTCTTGTGCTGCACTATCTACAACGTACTGATAATGCCAACGTGTACCACCTTTGAGATACCTACGCTTGTAAGCAACAGCGAAGATAGGCTCAACACCAGTAGATGTACCAGCAAGAATACCGATACTTCCTGTTGGTGCGATAGCCCTGTTAGCTACTGGTCTGCTGATACTCATCTTATCGGCAGTCTCTTTCGATACCTTGTCGCTTTCTCCTTTGTAAACTCCTAACCATCTATGAAGTTCTTCTGTCACTTCGTACTTGGAACCCTTCTTGATGAGCCATTCATGCATACCCATCAAGCCAAGACCAAGACGCCTGTTCTTTTCCCTGACAGAGTATACTTTATTATAGGGCAGCTTTGCTTTTAAAGTACCACAGATAAGAAACTTTGTAGCCAATCGTACAATGTCTCTAAACTCACTAAGAGTGTCAATCCTACCCAAGTTAATGCTGCCAAGATTGCATACATCCGAGTCTGTATCACTGCAAACTTCGGTGCAAGCGTTGCGTAGAGTTTCGCTTTCCTTGTCAAAGAAATTAAAACTAAATCCCGGTTCTGCTGTTGATAGAGCTTGCCGTACATTATCCCGAAAGACATCTCCTACATCTCCTGTATCCCAATAGTTAAGTAACCATTCAGTATCATAATTAACACTGATGTTTGTCATGTCAAGAGGTGCTACAAAATTAAAGTCCTGTTCTTTAATCTGACCTAGACTGTACTCTGTATTTCCTACCTTCATGTCATACCAGTTCTTACTGATCAAGAACTTAGGAATGTCTGGATGTTTCCAGTTCAGGCTGGCATAGATAGCTGACCTTCTGCTTCCACCTTGCATAACCCTTCGACCAATCTCATTGATCATCTGCATCTTAGGGATAGGACCAGAAGCCAGACCGCCAGTACCAGAAAGAACTCTTCCTTCTTCTCTGTACACAGAATAGTCTGCACCAATACCACCACCTGTCATCAGGCATGACTCTGCTTTCCAAGAAAGGTTCGCCCAATCTTCGCGAGTATCTTCTTCAGCTTTGAGCAAGTAACAATTGTTAAAGAACTTGTTGGGTCTACCTGCATAATACAGATAGCGACCACCGGGAATAAATTTAAGATCAGTAATATATTCTTTTAGCTGGTCTTGTTCGTCATTGGTTAGTTGAACACCACATACATCCTCTACTAGAGTGGATGCTAGGCTTGCCCATGTTTCGCAACCTTGATGGGCATACTTGTGTTTGAAAATATCTTCAGAAAATTTAGAGCGAAACATAGGGTTTTCGTTAGATCGGAACGTAGGCATTTAGTTTAGTCTCCCTTTATAATATGATCGTGAGCGTACAGCATGAGTAAAGCGTAGTGTATCATCTTTGTTATGTCCTGTCTATTCCTTCCTCCTTTCTTTCCGTACCTCTTCCAGTATTTTAAAATGTTACCCATAAGAAATCCTTCAGCATAACCGCTATCAAAAATAACTTCAGAGGCTTGGTGTTTTCCTTTGGCGTAGTGTTGTGTATATGTTTCTTGAATGTACTGATGAAGCTCATCTAGATAAGTATCTTCATCAAACTTAAAAGTAGGCAACGACATTCTAACTTCCTTATTTAAAAGATATGACAGTATTGATTCTCTTCCTTACATAATCTATTTCTTTAGACTCAATAACCTTATAGGCGAATGACCTAGCATAGTCAATATCTATCCCAGCTAAGTCACATACAGTTCCAAAGTCTTCTGCTGTAACGCCAACAGATGCAGTGAACCATGCTTTAGCACTGTCTCTTGCTAACCTAGCTTCGTTGGACTCTCGTTGTTCCTCTGGCTTGGTAGCATCTAAAATTGCTTGGAGAATTACAGTTAGAAAAAGAACTTGTTCTGGTGCTGTCTTTCTTGTTTCTACTAACTGTTCCATCTCAATGATAAAGTCATTACCAATCTCTACGCTATTCACCATACAACCATTCTTCTGGAATACCATCCTTTAAATCACAAAATAAAAAATCATTCTTGGTACACCAATCAGCGTAAGAAGTCTTTGACCCTTTATATATCTTGTTCTTAGAGTTAGTAAAGACAAACCTAACATCTGCTTCAGGGTTGCTCTCTCTTAGAAAGAGATGCTTCTTCCTGTCTTCTCTGGTAAACCTTCCCTTAACTTCCAGAATAATACCTGTATCATCAAGAACAAAATCAGGCAAGTACTTTTTATGTTCGATCCACATGTAAGGAATATAGTGTGGCTCAAAGTCAAACCCAACATCTTTACTGGTTAGATATTCAGCAGCGGTTCTCTCTGCTCCTGATCTGAATCTATAGTTCTGGGACATTGGGCGTCTTCCCTACTTCAGTAAGATACTTTACATTGGTTGAGTACTGGAACGCTCGTAGTCCTTGTCCGTTGTTGGCATCATTCCAACAATCAAACTTATAAGAACAATACACACACCCGGTATCAAGCTTACGATTGCCAGAAGCACCATCAGGAACATCATCATAACAACGATCAGGTGGATTCCTATCGTTGATAGCTTGTCTAATATTGTCGATACGAGATTCTGCATTGATCATTTCCATGTGATGTACTGGGCAATATGTAATCTCTCCTGTCGTTTTATCTATGACTACAAAGCCAGCTTCCTTTGCGTCATTAGCTTGAGCATAAGCAGATAGCTGGGAGATGTAACCGAAAGGATCATCTTGGAATATCTTTCCGCTTTGAAATTTCTTAAAAGAAAAACTAGATGCACTCTTGAAGTCTACCAGTACATCATCAACCTTACCATCTTGATGACCAACTACATTGTTAACCACTAATTCTTTCTGTCTTTCTGTTACGCTATGCCCTGCAGTTTTGGAAAGAAAGACAAGCAAACATTCTAAGATATCTCCGTAAAGAAATTTGATATAGTCTGAACCAGATAGGTCATTCTCTTTGTCTTCTTCTTTATTGGACGGGTTGTTATATTTAGCATTAAGAGAATACCATATCTTCCTGTCTGGTTGTCCTATCATAGACAGTCTTAGATTTCTGCTTGGCTTCCTTTCCTCACTGATAGCAGAGACAACACATTCAGTAACATCTGCTGCTAGTTCCTTTAAATCTTCAGCAGATATCGTAGCTTTCTTATTAGTAAAGAGACTATAAATATCCTCTACTAAAGTATCTATTGTTTTCTTTTGTGCTGTCCCTGCCATAGCTGTACCTACGCAGCCTGTTTTGTAGGTAGTGGCTCACTGACAAGACGATAGCGAGTATAGCTCTTACCCTCTGGCGTCTTAGCAGAGATAGCTTCGATAACGTAACCCTTCTTACGCAACTTAGAGATCGCAGCAGTTACATTCTCTGCCCAACCATTTTCAATTGCAGTCTTTCTTGTAACTCGCATACGCTTACGCAGTGCAGTAAGAAGTTTGTTCTGTCCACTTCGCATTAATTTATCCTTTCTATAGTGTGCAGTATCCTATATCCGACAGTCCCTCTCCACTCCTGTCAGACAGTTTTGTTGCCCCATATCTTAATGGCAACCCCGTGTACACCTTGTTAACTAAAAGGGTACTGCTTCTTCTTGCTGTTGATTGGAGGACGATGATGGCTTGACTACATAACCATCATCAATGGATTCAAAGTCATTACTGTTTCCATAAGGAACAAGATCAACAACCTGTACAGCCATCAGGTCTGCACCTACACCAGACTTACCTGCATAAGTCCAATCGTATGTAGAGAACTTAACATTGACCTGACTGCCGTTACCAATAAGCTGGTCGTCCCAGTTATTATTGGCAGAGTCTTTGACGGTAGGAGCAGGACGCTCATCACCGTTCTTCTTATAAAGCTTACGCTTGATGGTGACGAAATCATTGCGACCATCACCCTTGTTCTTGATAGTTAAACCAAGACCTTCTACTGTACTCTTAGTGTCGTCGTCCAACTCAAGATCAATTGAGTATACTGGTTCGTAGGTAGTGTTAGGAGCGAGGACGCTTGCCCAATGTGCCTTACCAGAAATAATGTGGACGTTATTAGCCATGTGTAAAACCTTTCTTTGTGTAGGTCGCACCATGCAACCTTTCTCTAGTTTCCGAATTATGCACTATTACGAATGCTAAGTCAAGCACTCTTTAGAATATTTTTTATTTTTCTTTTGATTGGTTGATAACATCTTGGAACATAAGATCATTTATATTTTTCAAGGAGGAAATCTTCAGGTTGTAACAGTCACTCTTTACTAGATAACCGTTGGATTTATCTCTGGTTCCCTTCTCCATAAAGATACTATCTTTAAGGTACTGATCCTTATCATAATAACCTAGTATCCAACCAACAGAAAAATCATTTTTAACTCTACAGAAAATATAGTAATCGCACCGCTGCTTAGTATTCCAGTTGGATATAGAACAATCATAGTCTAGCCTTGGTTTGACTGATGTCCTTTTTGTTTTAACATCAACAGTCTTACCATCAGAAAGAACTATGTCATAGTCATAGGTAGATTCAATAGGACGATTGAGATATTTAGATACTATCAGTTCCCCCATAGCACCATAGATATTTCCTGCACCTTTCGTAAAAGAACCTTTGAGTACTCCCATACCTTTAGACATTCTTGCAGCTTCAGCAGCTATGTCTTCAGTGATTTCCAGTTCCTTCATCAGTGCGTCTGCGCCCAAGTCTTTCCTATCTTGTACTCGCTTCCTAGTGGGCATAGTACTTTTAAATCCTTTTCTGTTTGTTTCATTGCTTTCTTTGTTAGTTCTCCAAACAATTCAGCATGTGGATTGTATACCTCATGTTGGTATTCGTCATGTATAGATGCTACAAGAGATGCTTTAACCTTCCTTTCTTTATAGAGTTTATTAATATTAATTAACCACTGCTTACATATAACTGCACCAGCACCTTGAATAAGTAAGTTAACAGCGGCGTGTCTGTTCCTTATCATCAGATGCCTACCATCTAAGCCGACAAGGTAGCCTCTTTGACTAGCCCTGTCAACCCTCTCTCTGAATATTTTTAGAGAAGGTGTATTAGACAGGAAGGAATCAATCAACTCCTGTCCTTTCTTTGCATCACCACCTACTACCTGACCTATCTTAGCTGCGCCAGCACCGTAGATGAATGCATAGATGAATGTCTTTGCTTGATCGCGTGTATCTAATCCAGCAGCCTTTTGATTTGCTGTATGTATGTCACCATCTACTACCTCATCAGTAAACTTCTTGTCACTGAGATAGTGTGCTAATGCCCTTAACTCAAGAGAACTAGCATCACAACCAACAAGAACATTACTGCTGTTGGAAACTGTCCAGCAATCCCTACACTCTTTACCATAAGGTGAGTAGACTGCAGGAACTTGAGCCATGTTTGGTGAATGATGCGCCATCCTTCCAGATATAGCTCGTAAGGTGAGTACTTGTCCATGAACTTTCCCATCTTCTTTAGTTGCTTCTAACCAAGACTTAACTTGTGCTATACGTTTCTTTAGCGTAAGATACTCTGCAATCATCTGTGCTTCAGGTATATCTACATTCTTCAGGACACTCTCATCTACAATAGCGTGTCCCTTCTCCGTAAACTTATCTGGTTCCCATCCACACTTCTTCAGCCTTTCAACAATCTGCTGACGCGAGGCAAGGTTGAAGGTTTGGTACTCAATGGATGTATGTACTCCTGATACTGTGGTATAGTCTTGTAAGTGTCTGAGTCCAACGGTAGACAGGCTACCATCTTTCTTGTAGCGAGGAGTAACTTCTTTAACAGGAACAGGAATAGGTATAAATCTATCTCGTACTTCCTGTTCAAGGGTATCTGACTTATCTTGTAACCTTGCAATAAGGCTAGTTGCTTTCTGTATATCAAGAGTAAATCCATTCCTTTCTTGTTGGTCAACTAAAGCTCTAACCTTGTATTCTAATTCAATAGAATCTCTACTTATATTTTTAATATCTGGTTGAAGAGTAATCCATACTCGTTCAGTCAAGTCAACGTCACGCTTGCAATACTCTATCATCTCGTCTGATACACCAGAAGAAAAGTCATTGAACTCTATCTTAGAGAAGTTCAGTCGCTCACCCCAAGCGTTCAAGGAATGTCCTTTATCTCTTGATGGGTTTGTTAACTGGGATAATATTAAAGTATCTTCTAATTGAGATAGAGTTATCCTTGTGCCTAGTAGTTTATTAAGAACTGGTGCGTCAAAAGATATACCGTTGTGCATTATAAACTTGTCTACTTTACTACAGAATAGAGGGAAGTCAGTGTAACACTCCTGTTCTTTCCAAGAGTATACCTTACCTGTCTGTCTGTCTTTAGCTACGATACAATGTACAACGGTAGCATCTAAACTATCTGTCTCAATATCCAGAACTACATGCATGTTCACAAGCTCTTTCATATTCTAGTAAATTCCACATACTATCATAAGCATGATCAAAATTTATGTATTCTCCATTCTCCACCGCTTCTTTTGACCAGAGATGTACTAAATGATTGTCACTGGGTTCGTAGTTTAAATCTAGTTGTAGTTGTTGCATAGATCATTTACCTTCCAATAAAGATACTAATTCAAAGTCACATACAGGACAGAAACCTATTTCAATATCTTCTAAGTATAGTACAGCGTCACAGTTTGTGCATTGTTGATACTCCTTATCGTCAAAGCCATCGTCATGTTGGTACTCGTAGTCAGGGTTTAACCATGAAGGATGTATACTATACTTCGACATTCTTTTCAAGCTCCTTATAAAATTTACCTACCTTTATTATTTCATCTGGTGTGGAGTTGTTTTTGATTGTGTTAACTTTATTACAAACCCATATCACATTTCCTATTTCATATCCTTTATCGTTATCAATTCTATCAAGTGAAGGTGAATTGGGTGTTGGACCCTTACCTTTAGAATTTATTTTTAATTGAAGATTTAAAACAGGACATCTTAAATCTTTGCGAGGAAAAATTTCTTCTAAATAATCTATAGTTATGTTAAAAAGTTTATCAGGAAATTTCTTTTTAGCTCGATTTTTAATTTGTCCTAAAACCCTATTAAAATAAGGTCTTCCAAAAGTGTGTATTCTTTTTTTCATTTTTTCTTTAAATTCTGGTGCACTTCTTTTTTTTCTTTCAAGCTCTCTTATATGTTCCTTAACTTCTGGACGTTTCAAATATTCTTTCCTACGTTCCTTAACTTCTGGACGTTGCTGGTATTCTTTTGCACGTTTCTTAACTTCTGGACGTTGGTTGTATTCTTTTGCACGTTCCTTAACTTCTGGACGTTTCCTATATTCTTTTCTACGTTCCTTAACTTCTGGACGTTGATAGTATTCTTTTGCACGTTCCTTAACTTCTGGACGTTGTTGGTATTCTTTCCTATATTCTTTCATATATTCTTTTTGATCAAAAGTCATAGAACAATATCTCCTTCACCGTCATCACCATCAGGATTGTCACCTAGACTCTGGACTTCGCTTAACCGTCCAGTATCCTTGTTAAAGAACAAGTGACAAGCCACGCCTGTCTCTCCGCTGTAACGGTTCTTCAAAACGCGGATCGTAGTAGTGTTGGAGATGTTCTCGTCATCAGATTGTTGATCCCTTTCCATAGCTACCACTGCATCAGACAGTTGCGCTATGCTCTGGCTACCCCTGAGATGAGCCAAGCTTACCTCCTTGCCATCCTCATGCCCCTTGTCTGCACCAGTGCGTCGTAGATGAGATACCAGTAGCAGGGCTACATTACATTCTTCTGTGATGCTACGCAGCTTAGTCATTAGATTGTCGATGTTCCTTCGCTCATCCTCTCCTTCTAACCCAGACACTAGGATAGATAGATGATCAAGGAATATCCACTTACAATCCAGTGCCTTGATCATGTACCTGATGCGACTAAGGATTTCATCTGTACGCATAGAACCAAAGTGATCGAAGGCATAGAACCTTCGCGTACCTACAGTAGCATCTTGCCACGCTACAAGATCGTCGCGAGAGAACTCATCCCTGACCTCCCTGATGTACAGTCTGGCATTAGCTTCGACTGACATAAGATGGAAGATAGTGCTGCGTACATTCTCTTCCAAAGAGATGACACCGATATTCTCTGTGGTATTCTTCAATACAAAGTGCATCATCTCTCGCATGACGCTGGACTTGCCCGTGCCTGTACCCGCAGTGAATGTCACTAGCTCACCAGTACGCATACCATAGAGCTTGTCATTAAGACCAGCGAAGGGATAGAGACAGGTCTTGTAATGTCCTTCTTCATAAAGAGCTTCGCCCATGTCAGCAAGGTTAAGGATACCTGCTGGCGTATACTGCTTCGCATTCCACCAAGCAATAGAAAAGTCTTCACGCTTACCCTTCATCAGATACTCGTTAGCATCCTTGAAGGTAGACATGTTGACGATCTTGCACTTGTTAGGTTCAAACAGAGAAGCAACCTTCTGTGCTGCTGACTTCCCTGCGTCGTCAGAATCAAAGCAGAGTACTACGTTATCAAACGTATTCAAATACTCTAGGTTTGCCTTGCAGTTTTTGTATGCAGATTGTGCGCCAGAGTTAACAGAAACAACAGGCCACTTAGAACCTAACATTTCGTAGGCAGACATAGCATCTAGCTCTCCTTCGCAGACAGTGATGTACTTACCACCACCAGAGAACAGGGTCTGCCCAAAGAGAACAGCTTTGTTAAGGGTTCCCTCTGGTTGAGAGAACATAACCTTGGTATCACATATCCTTACCTTAGTAGATATATGATTGTTATTCTTATCGTAGTAAGGGTAATGATGTTTGATAATCTTATTAGAGTTATCTAATTCTACTGTAACATTATACTTCTTACAGGTATTGTGAGTGATCTTTCTGTCAGCAATAGCTGAAGATACAGAGTTGTTAGTGTTCGTCATGGGCTTCACCGTAGTCCTTGGTTGTTGAAGCTGCATTGATTTAAAGTCTCCTTCGGTCAGACTGCTTGTGTTACGATGATAGGTGGAGCAAGAGAAGCACCAAGAATGCCCATCAGAGTAGATGGTATATGCGTCACTTGATGAGCAGTCTGGGCATGGTCCTTGCTTGATTACCTTAGTTACATCATGGTGTTCTTGATGCTGCTTGTACATTTAGTACCTCGACGGTATAGGTTTACCTTTATCTTTTGTTTTGATTTGATCAGAAACACTTTGTAAACTATAGAACTCTCTTAATAGATTTTGTAAATCAGATATAAAAATATCTCCATTGTGTTCATCCATTTGTTGATAGGCACAAGACACAGAAGAAACATAATCTTCTACGATGTCTTCTAGGGTACGTTCTTTGTCCTTCCATCTGTATTTAGAAAGCGTAATCATATTATTCATCTCCTTCATTTACATATGTGAACTCGGCCTTGTCTGTGCCATTAGAAAACAAAGTGAAGGTCGCTCGTTCTCCTTTTTCAGTAGTGACAGTTACTGTACTGTAATGAGTTTCAGTTTCAGGCAGGTAGCTATCTTTGATTTCGACGTTAGTTACTTGATGGATGTTAGTGCTAATCATAATATTAATCCTTTACGATTTTATATTCAAGGGTTTTACGAGGGGATATTTTAACAATCAATCTATCTTTACTCTTAAACTTGTTATCGTATTTGAGGTGACTCATTAGATTTCCTAATGAGCATAGCTCATCTCGCATCTCCTGTCTAGTGCCTTCGTCAAAAATAAAACCAACAGACCAATTCTTAGCTGTTCTATTTGAACCTCTAATTATCTTGTACATCTTTTGATTCTCCATAGATAGTTTTCTTTATAGGCTTGTCCTTCTTTCTGTTATACTTTTTCTTGGACACAACTACCTTGTGACCCAGAGCGTGTCGCCATCTCCAGTTAGGATCACGGTTCTTAATTACTTTGCTCATCTTGGTTATCCAATATCTCATTGACAAATGCCATGTCACCAGACATGATTTCATCTGTCTCTTCTGCTGCCAATTTCTTGGCTTCCTTCCTGTTATAACCCTCTTGCATATAGGTTGTCAACAGTTCTCTGAAAATAATTTTCCTGTCTTTCTCCCATAGATTTTTCATTACTCTTCCACTTTCTCCCGGTGCATATTATGTAGAGACAGGGACAAAGAATCATCTATTGAATCTGATTTTTTAATTTCAAAGCTTTGTATTCCATTCTCGTTTGTATAGATGGCTAAGTATAAACCATTTAAAGATATCTCATTATAAATCATTGTTCCTTTTCCTTGTTGGTTAAAGCATTCCAAGAAGCAGGATACAATACCTTAATTATTTTATCCCAAAGGGAAGCTAAGTATTGTATCTCCTTCTGTGCGTGAGGATCACTCCTCAAATTGTAAGCTCTAGCAAAAGCGTAGAGAGAACCAGTAACATAATAGCTGGTGTACATGCTTTGAGGCAATACCATTCTTGCTTGCTCTGGACACACACCTAATCTTAATAGGTGATTATATGTCCACTCACAAGTCTTCAATGCCTTCTGGTATTCATTCATGTAAGAACCTGTATCGATATTGACAGTCTCATTACTACTACCTTGCTTTGCATTCGATGCTCTTCGACGCCATTCCGTTGGCTCATAAAATTGTGGTGGACTATCAATGTATCTTCGTGATACCTCATTGTAAGAGAACCCTACCATATGTTTGAACCTTTGTCTAGCCACAAAAATAGGAACCTCTTCTCGTAGAGTTATACTACAATGAGTGAATGGTGTAAAGTGATTATGTTTTGATAGGTAATTAATTAGTTTTACATCTGATTCCTTTAGTTCTTTCAGACCTGTAGCAGGTATATCTTTTTCCCAGATAGATTCTTTATCGAAGGATACTCTGGCTGAATTAACTACAGTTAAATCATCACCAGAATAACTTATTAATTCTGCTTTCATATTCCTTCCCTTCGTTTTAATAATTAGCTATTCCGTGATAGAGGTCAACCAACATTTCTACCTCTTGGTCTGTTGCTTCGTTCAGGAAGTAATGTACTTTCTCTTCAAAAACTATATCTTTCAAGTCTTCCTCTGACCAATTCTTATTAAATTTTGTACCTGCTGGAAGGTGGCTCTTCAATGCTTCAACAGTCCAATCTTCCATCCAATATAATACTGCTTCTTGAATTAGTTCTTCCTCAACATAGTCGTACATACTTTTCTCTTTTTTACTGTGTCAATAAGAAAGAAACAATCATAACAATACCTATAAGACACACTATGGTTTCAGTCTTTGTTATCATTATATATTCTATCCTTCTTGGTTTAAGGTAACTCTAATATTCCATATACTTTTCTAACCATATCAATTTTCTTTTCTCGTGGGTAATCCTTACAAGATTTATGTTCCTTGTCAAATAAATCTATCATTTCTTCTTCATTAATTGTAGCAGTATCTACAATATATTCGTCAATATAATCTTGAGAAAATTCATCACACAGTTCACAGGCAACAGTCTCTTTTGCCCATTCAACAGAATCACAAGGTTGATCTGGATTTAATTTCTGCAAATCATCTTTGTGTAAGACATAACGTACACGGAAAGATGAGACACAAGTTACAACAACATAATCTTTATCCATTCTTTTTCTCCTGATGGCGCTCTCGGTAGGACTCGAACCTACAACCTATAGATTAGAAGTCTATTGCTCTATCCGGTTGAGCTACGAGAGCTATCTGTTTAACAACCTGTTAGAGATACTTTCTAATTCTTGCTCTACTCTTGATAACTTTCCTTCAAGGTACTTTACTTCCTCAGTTAATTGTTTTACTTTCTTGTACTCATTATATAGTTGAGAAGTAAGTGTAGATATTTCTTTCTTAGCTAACATTACTTCATAGCTATCATCTTTTACTTCATTACTATCTACTTTTAAATCACCATCGTTGTATACTTTATCACCATCTAATATATTTCTTAGTGCTGCTCTAAGTTTAAGAGCATCTATTAATGGTGCTTCAGATGGGGATATGTCCTTTAATATAAATTCTTCTAGGTCATCTCTTAACATACTAAAAGTCATCCCCGAATCCAGAGTCAGGGAAGACATCATCCATACTTTCTATATTAGAATTACATTTCTTTTCTGAAGATGCTTTATTAATTATGTCCTGTAACTCACTGGCAATAAAGTCAAATTCATACATCAGTTGTTCTGCATTGAATAGCATAACCCCTTCTGCATATTCAGAAGCTTGTCCTTCTTTTTTGTGATTGCTACCTATGTATTCAGAAACAAGATCACTCATCAGAACTTTACAGATAGGTTTAACTCCGTACTCTGCATCAAGACAAAAGGATACATACAAACCCTCATCCCGTGTCTCAAGCTGAACTCCTACATCATCCAAAACAAATTTACTTTTGATCATCATTGATTTAATCCTTAGTTGTTAAGTCACTGTGTACTTTACTATTCCATTAACAAGCAATGCACAAGACACAGAATTAATAACTATCAATGCCCTGTCATTCCAAATTATAGCTACGATCAACCAACCAAACAACCCTAATGAATGAACAAATAGATTGAAAGGGTATAAATTATTGGATGTAAGTATCATGCCAAAGATAAGAACAATAGTTGATACCCATTTAATATACCAATCTAAAGTATGGGTAGGTGTAATTTTTTTCAATATATTAATTCCTTACATAGGTAAAAGAGGTGGACTTAGCACATAAACTAAATCCACCTCCACGCTTACAACTAATGGACTCTATTTAACCGAGAAATACTTTCAGGATATTGCTCAGTCTCCCACTCCTCTACACCATTGAGGTAGTCATTAATCTGACTAACTGGAATAGCCTCAATGAATGGTGCATGAGACACAGTAAGCAGATAAGACTTCATGTAGCCGGGGATATCAGTATGATTTCTATACTTGTAAACCATTATGGTAGTCCTTTCTTGTTGTGTTGTTAAGCTGCCTCAAGGAAGTCAGCAAACACCTTACTACCAAGCCATTTACTGACCTGTTCCTGACGCTTGAGTAGTGTACCATCATCTCCACTACGAGTCAAGCTGAACCTAGTATCCTCATCACCGTGACTGCTGTAGTTACTCAACGAAGATACAACAGAGAATACATTGCTGCCACGTTCCTTCACCTCATCAATGTACTGTGCGAACAAACGGTCAGACAGTACGTTGGTCCGCTTGGGATCATCGGTCGTACCTGATGTTAACTTACGGAAAAGGTCAAGGACTTTCTTGCTGTCGTAGATGTGGGAGTCAGCCCATTGCTGGTACTTCTCAACAGTATCCTTGTGTCGCTCAAGGGACATTTCAAATGCCTCAATGAACCCATCGACAGCGAAGTTTCTTGTGTGCTTGCGTCGAGTAACATCATACACACCATTGATCTGACCATTGGTACAGAAGAAGTCAATGTCACCAGCATAGAACACAACACTAGAAGAACTATTGAAAGCATTCTTCATAATAAACCTAAGACCAAACTTAGTCTTATGTCCTGTGTTGGTTTCTACTTCCCTGCTAAGAGCAGGTAAGATATATTCTGCAAAACACGTTGCACCGTTACGAGTAATATGATCCTTGATTACTACATCATCAAGGACAGTAGGATCGAAGTAGTTGATCATCTGTTCTTGAAGAGGCATGAGAATCTCTTGGTTCTCTACTACCCTATAGTTCTTTCCTACTATACCGAGGCAATGGTCTTGTTCAGAGAAACCATCTCCGCGTGACAGCATCTTGTAGTTTTGAGGAACAAGACCAGTAGTGATACCTACTACATCCTGTTCAAAGACAGGGAAAAAGATATCCCTGCCCTCCGTTGTAGACAGTCGCTCCACTCCGCTCATGGTAGTGGTATTAAACTTATCTTCTACAAAGCTCATCATGTCTTAGTCTCCTTTAAGGTTAATCTTCGTCATCATCATACATATCAGTTATTTGTTTTTGAGTAAAGCCTAAATTCACCATCTCATAGATAAATTTATCTTCTGTTATAGCACCGTAAGAGTAGAGAGTTTTGACCCTCTCTACCTTACGATTCCAGAACTCCTGCACAGAAACAATAACTGCCGTAGGTTTATTCGTTGGGGTCTGGATTACCATACATCTCCTCGTAGTGTTGGACATATCGTTCATAGACTTTCTTAGATTTGGAATGGTTCCAATACCATTGCGGCATCCTTTCGTACTGCCTCTCCAGATCACGGCACCATTCCATGTAGGTCATCATTACTACATCTCCAAGGTGTTGTCAAGGACGCGGAGACATTCCAAAGCGTTGCGCCGCATCGTTTGTTTCAAGTTAAGATCAGACTTGCCGTTGTCTTGATCTCGACGGGCTTGAAGTTTAACAGCAAAACCAAAATCTGTCCAGTGCCCTAACCGGATATTCCTGCCCATCAATTCGTTGATCTCATCAGTACGATAGTCGGCGTACCCTCCACCAATGGGCGAGACAGTCTGATAGTTATACTTCTTTGTGTTGTCTCTCCACTCTTTTACATCCTCTTCCGCAAAGAAGATATTAGAGTTATGCTTGATGGACTTGAGCAGTCCCTTGTGCTTGGCATTATACACTGTTCCAACAGTAAGATTAGTTGCTGCGGAAACGTCGGCGGCTGTCAGGTTGTAGTTCTTCATGGTTCTATTCCTTATCTAAGGTTGGGGTTAAGTTGTTTTACTAGTAAAAACTAGTGTAGTGGATAGGTTACTGCGTATACATCGTGCGACCAACACTTCCTGCATGAGCCGCACTCATTGAAGTTATCTTGTGCGTGGCAGTTATGATCTCCTTTTGTTGTGGTTCCGCTTACATGACTGACCCGCTTCTTAAATGGTCCGTCTACCATCACTGATGAGTGCCTTATCACCAGATTAGGTGGACACTTACGATCACACTTGGCTACCACATGAGATTCTTGTACTGGTAGCCAGTGATTTAAGAAAGGTGTGCGTTCTACTACATTGTAGATACGTTCAAGATGCCATACATCCAGAAGATCACCGCTGTCATGCCATCTCATATACTTAGCATCAAACAATGCCATTGTGTGTAGGTCATCCATTTCTTTCTTGCGTGGCATACGATGGTAATTGCAAAAGAAATCATCAAGGTGTTCCGTCAATGCTTTCTTAAACAACTTATCGAATTTATCTTTTAATAGATAGACCATCGCTTCTTCCCAGCCGGGATGGTACAAACCTACCAAGCGTTTAGTCTGTGCTATCTGTACGCTGGGGTAGGTGTAGTTACCTCTAGAATCTGCGTAACATTTATAACAGGTTGATCCTTTTAACTTAGACAGGACAGAACCTATGCGGCAACCATACTGTTCTGGTATCGGCCAACCTTTTTCTATACATATCCAAGGAACAAACTCTGCACTAGATGCTGGCACTCCATAACATGCACCCGGCATCTTGCTAGGATCGCTTATCGTACCAGCAATCTGTTCAGCCTTTGCCTTGGTCATTGGTTGTGGCATTGTGTTACTCCTCGTCGTAGTCACAGGGTTCAATCTCTTCCGATACTGCGACAGACACTGCCGCACTTTCGCTTAGACCCTCTTCAATTAGAGCATCTATCTTATCCAGCAAGGAATTTTCCCATGCTAGTTCTCTGCTCATTCCTCTATTCCTTCCATCAGTACGTTGCTTCGTGTTTTAATGTAAACGTGTGCGCCACATGATAACGGATTATCTGGGTTATACATGAGTTCACACGGCCCGTCTATTTTTAAAGACCTACAATATGTATTCTTTTTGTAAGTCTTTACTGTGATTGGCGGATCATCCGTGCCATGTTTCCTATTTCTTTTTATAATATGTTGATTAATATGTATTATTTTCTGGACCATGTTACTTCCCTACTATTTGCTACTATCATATACATCTACCTCGTTATCTATCGTGTTCTTTACAGACTCCAACACATCTTGCAAGCTACACAGAGCGTCGGTAAATGTGCCAACGATTTCAATTGGCCCATCCTTCCAAAGGATAGCAACCTCTTGAACTGATGTTCTTCCTTTGACAAAGTGATAGGCGATAGAAATCTTTACGCCTTTATGGAAAAGAAAAATGTTGTTCATGTTCACATTCGGAACATCACTTGTCATTGTCTGGCATCCTTTCAATTACATCAACGACTATCCATTTTCGGTAGTCGAAATTGAATCCGCTTCGATCCTCCATGATATCACGGTATTCCTTGTGGTCAAACCACGGCATGTGAAGCTCATTAACTTGAACCCACACGTTTATCTTCCCGTCTGTCCGCTTCGAGTATTCACGCGGGTAGTTCTTTAATACTGCATCCAACATTTCACACTCCATAGTAGCTGATGTAAATTAAAACGCATACTGCCGTGCAAACCATTAGCAGTACAGTTAACCGGCAACCAAAACAATCGTCTTTTGGCATCTCTTGTTTCCTTGTTTCAGTTTACTGGTAAATTCAAATGTTTTCCTTGTTTCTGTTGTTACGATTATGCACAATAGACCTAACAAACTCTATCAATTTGTCAGGATCATTGTTAACTTTCTCGTGAAATTGGCATCGCTTTACCGTTTCCCACGATACGTCAGACAATTTATCTTGCCATAATATTTTTAATTCTTGTCTCGTCATCGCTTATTTTTCCTTCACTTGCGTGTCGTCGTATTGAATCTGTACGTCAAGATCGTCCCAATCGTGATCATTAAGTACTGCTGCTTCATCCTCCGCTTCCATACGAATAAAGTCTTTCTCTGTATCTGTTAAGGGCCGGTCGCTATTTACCGTAACCACAGTAGCTTGCTGCACGGTACGGTATACCGTTACTTCGTATTCACTCATCAGTTGGTCTCCTTTTCCTTAATATTTTAATTCTTTACTAGTCGTCATTTTCCTTTCAGTCTTGGTTAAGTAGATGTTCCCAGTAAAGATCGACGACATCCTGTGCCGTCAAAAGCAACAGTTGCTCATCGGTCAGCGAGTGTTTGAAGACTGCCCACCATTCATCTATCTTATCTTCGACAGACAGATGGAAGTCTTCTGCTTTGCAGTATTTCATTGTTAGTCCTCCAGCCATTCCTTGAATGTTTTTGGGTACTCTTGTTTGGCGACGCACCAAACGTAAGTAGAGTAACGGTCAATTAAATTCGACGGTGCGTCGGGGTTTGCCCTTTCTTGAAGGGCAATAAATCTTCGTATGCTCGCATTTGTTTTGAACATACCTACTCCTCTTCACCAAGTGCTATTGCGTTAATCTTTGTCATCACTGTCTTTCCCTTTCTCAAACGCTTGCTTCAGACTGTCGTCGATGAAATTCATCAACGCTTTGCGGCTCGGACCCAGATTGGCCGCTTTTCCATCTTTCAATACTAAATCTCTACCGTAAGGGATGAGAATTTTTCCCTTATTGTATACGGTAATCCGTACCTCACCGCCATTCTCGTTCAAGAATACGAGATTGATAGCATCATCCGCAGTACGCTCTGCCTTGATGAAGCGTTGCACTTCAGTCAGTGCTATCCCTGCTAAATCTAATTCTGCCATCGTTAATCTCCTCTATAGGATTTCGTACTTCTTCATCGTCCCTAAACGGATAATCTCTTTGGCAACCTCAACCGCTTGCGCCAATGTTTCCGGTGACATTGGTTCTTCCGTATAAACTACGGTCATTGTCACCTTGACCACTTGATGTTTAGGGATACCCTCGTCGGTTTCCCGCGTGAACAGTTCGATAGTTCCCTCTTCGCTAGGGAATTTGACTACGTTATCTTGCATTTTCTTGATCCTTATCATCAAAGGTTAACAAGACATTGCCGCGCTCATCGCGCCAAGTCATTGGTTTATCTTCATGCCACACTACTTCATGGCAGTCAAGACAAACCTTCTCAATTCTACCCATCCACAAATGCGTATAGGTTTCGCCGTTGTGTTCGCATTCCATAGCTTAGAATACCTCGCTGTCACTCTTCCTCTGTTGCGAAGTAATATTCGTAAAAATAATCGTATATTTCCGCAGCGTGCTG